CGGACGGCTGATCAGCGGACGTGATCACGAGATCAGCGGCGGACTTAGCAAGGGTAATGGTAGTCATAACATCTACGCTTTCTGGCACTATGTGCCGTTGTGTGATACTACGTGGCATGGGCCACATAGGCCGGACGCAATGCGACTGGCAAGAAAGAGTGTATCACATATACAGACACTGTCAACTGCCGCTTTCAGGTGCAGTGCAGTGTGGTGTGATGTGTATAATGATTATATGTGGTGTGGTAATTTGTGTGTTATAGGCGATTAAGGCATGGTTGTGCTGATGTGGTTGCGACAACCCGATTGCACACTCCGCATATTATTCGTTCTCTATTCGTACTAGAATGCATACCGCACAATCGCACAGCGCTGCGCATGGGAGTGGCATACGAGCGTCAGCTAGTAGGGTAGCAGGCATACTCTAGAAACGCACAGGTGACGTTTTCATGTTTTGTTCTTTACCTCTCAAATAGCGTGCAAGTGACCATGCGTCACATAGTGTGCTTTATAGCATGCTAGCTAGTGCTCTAAGTAGCAATACACATAGCGTTGTGTCGCACCTGTAGTGCAGCGCATGCGTTGCTATTGCTGGCGTTGTCATGGGTGCAACATGGCGCTTCGCTTACCCGGCAGGCCGCTTCAAGTCCGAAGCTGAAACAGGCGCGCGACCATCTCATTCGCACGGCGCGAGCAGTGCTCAGCACCGGCGGCGGACGCGAGCATCTTGCGAGCGGTTGTCCAAAGGACAACACAGCAAGGTATAGCCTGAGCGTAAGCGAAGGCTATTCCGCTTTGCTTACTTAGTGTCTAGCGTAGTGAGATGTAGTGAGGTAGGTGGGAGGTAGTCCCCGGGTCAATCCCAAAGTGGAGTGCTAATGCTTGGCCGGTCTCAGCGGAGAGAGCGCACTCACAAGCCCATATAAGATGTGAAAAAGATAAAAACCAAAACGCCAACGATGCACAGTGCTTAAGTACTCATACGAAATGAAATGAAAAGAAAAACACCTCCTGCTATGTGAGTAACAGGAGGTGTAGTAGAAGGGCATGAGGATGCTAGAGTGGAGCGCCAGTTATAGCTTACTGTGTATATGATGTCAACATGTGTAGAGCTATGTATGTGTGTATGCTAGCTTGTGTAGTAGAACAACCGGAGGCATACGCAGGCCGGCGCTTTCGCGCCGGATGTGTAATATCTCAACTTGACGTATAATGAGTATACTGCTAGCCGACGAAGATAGTTGCAGATGTAACCATTGAACAAAAGGAGATCATCATGCCCTCGTACAGTGGCTTGTTCGATGGTGTCCACGGTCAGCCTTATGCACCTATCAATGAAGCTGGTGCTGCTTCACGTGGTGTAGCTCGTCTCATGTCACCACAAGGTAATCTCGCATTCGCACGTGCTGCTGATGCGATGACGACTGCTGCAGCTATTGGTCTGCCTATTGCTAACGGCGGCTACACTCAAGTAGCAGCAGTGCAGGCTGATGGTATGAACCAAGGTGGCTTGCGTCCGATCTCTACCTACACCTTTTTGAGTGGCAACGTGACTGCAACACAGCTTGCTCTCGTTGACAATCAACTCAATCCTCGCTTCATGCCTGCTATGTCTGTTGCAGGTCAGGAGTGCAGTGGCTATCCCGTCGATAAGTCAGGAAACGGTGGTGGTAGCAAGGTCGGTACGCTCTAGTGGTAGCTAGCCTACAAGACCTGAAGTTTGAAATGCTTCCTGCTAATATACAGGAAGCATTGCGTGGTTTTGGCATCAGCTCGACTGGTGCAATGCATGCGATGTATGAGAAGTATAAAGACTCGCCCACCATGCTCAACATGGGCATGCAAGCTATCGGTCTCTCACCAGCAGCCGTAGATCAGATTGTAGCTCAAGCAAGCGCGAAGCAGCATTCTGCAGCAGCGCCACCTCAACCTCCCACGAGGACGAGTGCTGCCGCTCCCAAGGCAACCCCTGCTGTAGTTGCGCCTGCTCGTGCCCCTGTGAGTGCTGCCCCTCAAGCTAACCCCCAACCGAGAGGGGTAGTACCACAGGCGGCTCCTCGACAGCAAGTGCAAGCTCCTGACACTGCGGATGTACCTGTAGACGATGAAGGACAACCTCAACAGCCGCAAGCAACACCTGATGGCGAAGAAGACAGTGACACACAAACTGATCCGAGCGTCAACACAGCAGCCGCGCCAGAAGTTGAAGCACCCGCACAGCAGCCAGACGACGAAGCATCCGAAACTCCAGACACAGTTGAACCTCCTGGTGACATTGACAGTCAAGGAGCTGACGATACTACTGACGTCGATGCATCCGGCGCAGCTTCTGCAGTATCTGATCAGGACGCCGCGATCGAACAACTCATTGCGAATGGTCGCGATCCAAGTGTATCAGGCGATGACCAAGCTGGAGCAAGAACAATGGCTAGCAGAGCAATGCCGCGAGGAGCTGGTAAGAGTGCAACTAGAGGCGGCCCAAAGCAGCAAGCAGTAATGGATGACATCGTCTCTCAGATGATGGCACAGAATGCAATGCAGCAAGGACCACCGCAAGGTATGCCTCCTGCAGGACCACAAGCGCCGCAGATGCCACCTCAAGCGCAGCGACCTCCGCCTCCTGTAGCGCAGAGAAGCCAACGCTCTGAGGAGATGATCTCTAATCTAGTGAAGGGCGCAAAGAGCAAGCAAGAGGCGCAGTCAAAACGTGGTGCTCCTACAGGACGCAGATGAGCAGTGACACACCTACACATTTACCACTTGCAAATGGACTAATTATCGACACTGCCACAGGGCAGGCGATGGTCCCCAGCACGTCACCAGATGCTGTCATCGCGCAACAAGCCAAAGAGAAGAAAGCAACCACCAAACCTCCGCGTAGTCACCCTAGCAGTAATAGCACTGTGCGTCGGGGCTTGGTTGATCTTCCTGCTGATCATCGAGCGGTTACTACAGTAGGCGTAGTGTGGCTGTACTTCACACTAGGCGTGACAGACGCAGAGATGGCTGAGGCCACTGGACTGCGTATCAGCCAGATCGAGATGATGAAGCAGATGCAGTTGTTCTCGCAGCTTGATGAGCTGTTGAAGAGCAATCTCGCACAGCTTGCACATGCTGATGTACAACAGCGCATTGACAATGCAGCAGGTGATGCACTCGATGCTCTTGAAGTGATGCTGACTGATGAAGATGTCAAGCCTGCCACTCGCGCTCGCATCCTCATGAACATGCTCGACCGTGGTGGATTTGCTCCTAAGCAGATCATGGAGCACAAGCACTCACTTGAGGGTGGCTTGACTATTCGACACATCAAAGACGTAGCACGTCCCAAGGACATGCCAACGATCAACGTGAAGGAGATTAACAATGGCTATCGTCCCGAATAAAGACGGACAAGGCATCCTCGCTAATGGAGCAGTTGGCATTGTCGATCCTTCTTACTGCTTGCCTACTACATATGGCACAGGTGTTCCATCTACTGTAGGCTATCCGGGTGAGCTACGCACTGACACTGCAACAGGCAACATATACGTCAATCTCGGCGCTAACAGGTGGGCACTTCACCAGTGGTAGCACGACGCATAGCGCAAGGTGATGAACGTCCTGAGTTTATCCTTAAGGAAGGATCACTTCAGGACTTGTTCATGCGTTCGTATGCGAAGGTGCAGCTATACGGAGGTGGCTTTGGTAATGGTAAGACATCAGCAGCAGTCATCAAAGCACTACACCTGTGTGAGTGGTATCCTGGCTCTACTGGTCTCATCGCTCGTTCTACGTATCCAAAGCTCAATGACACTATAAGAAAAGAGTTCCTCAAATGGTGTCCTAAGAACTGGATCAGAGCCTTCTCTACAGGACAGAACGGCGACAACATCTGTTACTTGAAGAATGGCACTTCTATCTATTTCAGATACATCGCACAGCAGGGTGTGAAAGCAGAGAGCAGCTCCTCCAACTTGCTGTCTGCTACATTTGATTGGATCGTTGTAGATCAAGTCGAAGACCCTGAGATCACATATAAGGACTTCCTCGATTTGTTCGGCCGCTTGCGTGGTCGCACGCGCTACATAGGCGATGACCCCAACATGCCTATCACTGGCCCACGCACGATGATGCTCACGTGCAATCCAACTAGCAACTGGGTCTATACAAAGTTAGTAAGACCGTTGCATCTATACAAAGCGACGCACGCAATCACTGACGACCTCCTCTGTGTACGTGACATCGACCGTCTACCAGTACTTCACGACGACAAGCCTCAGCTCATGCTCGAAGTTGTAGAAGGATCGACATATGAACTGCGACACGTGCATGAAGTTGATGGTGGTGACTTCATCCAAACCCTTGAGACGATGTACACAGGTCAACAACGTGACCGCTTTCTGCTTGGTGTGTGGGCGAGTTACGAAGGGCTTGTATATCCCCAATTCAATCTTGTCGGGCACACGCTACAGCAGGGCGATATCGAAGCGCTCCTTGACGGCTACTATAGAGACAATTACAAACCCACGTGGATTGAAGGCTACGACTACGGTCAAGCTGTCCCGTCGTGCTACGCACTAGCGTTTGTCACACCAGACAATCACGTCATCATCTGCGACGGCTTCTATCAGAAAGAGATGACGATTGATGATCAAGTTGGGCGTATAATCGCTATACGCAAACAGTGGCAGTGTGAGCTTGATGAGCTACACAAGATATACGCCGACCCGTCGATCTTCGGTAGGAAGACAGTAGGCAAGCGCACTGTTGGTAAAACAGTTGCAGACATGTTCAAAGAAGATAACATCCACATGCGACGTGGTAACAATGACATCAACAATGGCATCATCAAGGTCGGCGCTTATCTCAATGTTTCATCTCGTCTGCAACACCCAATTACCCGAGTGCCGGGATCACCGAGAATGTTCATCAATGCCGCACTCACGTGGTGGACAGACGAATGCGGTGGCTACTTCTGGCAGCAATCTACTGCAGGCGAACGCATTGACAAACCAGTTGATCGCAATGACCACGCAATGGACATGACGCGCTACTTGATGTCGCACATGCCAGAGATTGGCAGATATATAACACCGGCTGAAGAACGCATCCCATCCTACATGCTGTGGCAGGAGAAAGACGCAGCATACAAGGACGATCCAAGGAAGCATCGCTATGGCTAGTCAAGACTACAACGACCCACAGACGATGCCGCGTCCTCAGGATGCTACAGATGTGACTGACCAAGCGCAGTTCACATCATATGATGGCATTATGCAGCCGACTGATGGCATAGACCAGAATGCGCCCATCTATAGAGTGATAGGTGAGAGCAAGATACCTGTCTCAAAGTTCAGAGGCCCTCTCTGGCAATCTCGTTACCAGCAAGGGCTGAGCGCAATGCAGAAGAACGTCGATGCATGGGACGAAGCATACAGGTATTACCGCCATGACCACACCCGCAGTGACACACGCAGTGGAAGTGAGGACCAACACCCAGAAGGCACTCCACTGCATGGACCCTTACAATCGACTGAGAACATCGTCTTCGCGAATGTCTCCAGCATGGTGCCGATGCTTTTCACGAAGAACCCTGACGCTGAGTTCACCGTCGAGGATGAAGCTGACAAGCCACTTGCCCGAGTGCTGGAGAAACTTGTCAATACTCTTGCATCGAAGAAGACTGCTCCAGGTCTCAACCTCAAACGCAAAGTCAAGCGCAACATCGTCAGCACAGTGCTCACAAACATCGGCTGGTTCGAGGTTGGTTACACCCTCAGAGAGCAGTCGAGTGAAGCTGCAATGGCAGAGGTGGAGAAGCTATCGATTGAACTAGAGAAGGCTAAGTCACAGAAAGACATCAAAGAATGTGAAGGCAAGCTGCTAGCACTGGAGTTGACAATAGATGTCCTCACCCCATCAGGACCGTGGGTCAAAGTCAGAAGACCTAATCAAATCATTATCGACACAGCAGCTACCGACTTGGATCTCAGTGGAGACTGCAACTGGGTACTGTGTGAAGATCTCATTTCGACAGCCTACATCCGCGCCCGCTACGGCAGGAAGAAACCTGATAGCGATGAGTGGGAATCTGTATTTGCTCCTACGCACGTCATTAAGGCTGGCATCTCTCCTGATCAGGGAGAAAGAGGCCAGACTGACAATTTCCAACTCTTTTCTTACTCTACCGCCGAACACACGAAGTACGGATACACAGACCAGCGAGCCTTCCTCTCAGCACAAATGACGAAGTGCGTCTATGTGTGGGACAGAGTCACTCGTCGTGTTGAGTTATATAATGCAAATGACTGGTGCTATCCACTCTGGGTGTGGGACGATCCTTATCACCTTGACCAGTTTTATCCATTCGTCCCTATGGACTTCCACACTGATCCTATGACGATGTACGCTAAAGGTGAAGTGACCTACTACCTCGATCAGCAAGATGACATCAACGTCATTAATAATGAGTGGGCAAAGATACGCAAGTTCGCCACTGGTAAGGTTGTCTTCGACAAGAATGCATTCAAGGACTCATCGCTCATTGAAGAGCTGATAACAGGCACGACAAGTACGAATGCAATCGGCATCGATCTGCCTGAGGGCAAGAAGATTGGTGACGTGATCGCTCCGCTTCTGCCTCCGAGTGCAGAAGTGATGAAGTTCTTTGACAAGAAACCTGTCATCGAGGCCATAGATCGCTTGTCTGGAGTGGCTGCAGTGCAGCGAGGTGTTGAGTACAAGACCAACACCACAAATCGTGCCATCGAGTCCTACGAGTCTCAGGTGCAAACTCGTGCTGATGAGAAGATGGATGCTATTGAAGAGAGCGTAGGTCTAGTCCTGTGGCTCACTGCACAACTGTGCCTGCAAAACATGGAACAGCAAGAAGTGCAGATCATCCTAGGTGACAAGTTCGCCAAGGATTGGAAGAAGATGACCTCTGACGAGATACGCACCACCATTGTGCCACGTGTTGTAGGTGGTTCGACACTCAAACCAACGTCGCGTGCCAAGAAAGAGCAGGCGATGCAGATTGCACAGGTCATTGGACAGTTCACTAAAGCAACACCAATGGCTATCGTCGTCGCATTGAAGGTGATGGCACAGGCATTCGACAATGTGTTGATAAGTCAAGAAGATTGGGAGATGATCTACAAAGGCGTGATGCAGTCTATTCAAGCGGAGCAAGCAGCAAATGCACCTCAACAAGGACAAGCACCACCTCCGAGCGGAGGACCTCCTCAGCGAGCAGGTGCTGCGGCAGGTCCGCGCGCAGCAGCAGGTGCTCAAGGCAACCCTCAAGCTGGCGGAGGTGGAAACCCGCTTGAAAAAGTCGCAGACGCTGCCAAAGGTTTCACTGTTGACGAGATACAGCAACTTGTTCAGCAGGTTTCGGGCATCATTGACAGGCTTCCTCCACCGATCAAGCAACATCTAGGTGTACAACTCGCGCGTGGTAAGAGTGTAGCTGACATTGCTACTGAGATGATCGCACAGATGCAGCATTCAGCCGCTGCTTAGTAGAGGAGGCCCACATGGCCGCAGAGAACGAGCTAGAAAGCGCAGTCGGACAGTCGTTTGGTATCCAAGATGCGCCTGCTGATGCAGGAAGTGAGCAGCAAGGCGATGAACAACAGCAGGAAAGCCACGAACAACAGTCAGATGATGGCTCATCTGCAGAGGGTGAGCAATCTGCAGGTCAGCAAGAAGCAGAACGCGACATCTCCGACCCAAATGATCCCAGATATAGGGACAGAGGGCAGTTGTTCGATGACAAACCACGTCGAGGACCAAGAGGAGAGCTGCTTGACAAGGCCGGCAACATTGTAGCAGGCACGCGTCGTGAGAAACAGCTAGCTTACAACCTCAATCGTGCGCAGTATGCGGCTAATGTAGCAAATCGCGAGAACCGACGCTTGCTGCAAGCGATGACGCAGTTCAATCAGCTAGGAGAGATGGTCAGGAGATCAAATCTCACACCTCAGCTTGTGCAAGAGGCACTTGAGCTACGTGCTCGTGCTGAACAAGACCCAATCAACACAGTACGTGACATTGTCTCGCGAGTTCTCGCAAGTGGCGTGACAATGGATCAGATATTTGGTAACGATGCAGTGCCGAATATCAACGCCAATCTGATAAAGAATGAGCTTGATAAAAGACTAGGCCCGCTGCAGCGGAGAGAAGAGCAAGCTGCACGCAGTGAACGCATCAACCAGCGAGCTGCTGAGCAACTTGACGACTTCTTGTTCAATCACGAACATGCCAACGTTCATGGTGTCGAGATCAGCCAATTGGTTGATGCTCAGCAGTTGTCGCCAGAACGTGCGTACTTTGAGCTGCGTAGTTGGGCAGAAAGACGTGGTATGGACTTCTCACAGCCTCTGCGGCCTCAAGTGCTAGCTGCTATGCAGCAAGCTAGAGGTGGAGGTGGTAGGCAGCAACCACAACGACGCACGACACCAGCAGGCGCACGCGGTAACGGACAGATGGAGACGCTTGAACGTGGCACCGCACGTGGAGACTTCAAGAGTAATGCACCGTGGGGTGCGATTGCTCGCGCTGTCTACACGGAGATCAACAACAAGTAGCTAGTGCGCTAGCTAGAAAGGCCACATTCACATGCCCGTGCTCCAGAACGTCCTCGCTACGACGATTGAGCGTAGCAGGAAGAAGTTGATCGTTGCAGCCATGCAGTCGAACGCATTGATGGCATGGTGCTTTGCACGTGATCGCATCGAGAACGAACCCAGTGGGTATAACATCACCAATCCACTGCTGACTGGTCGCAATCCGACTGTAGGCAGCTATAGCTACTACGATGCGCTGCCTGTTCAGCAAACTCAAGAGTTCATCAAGTTGGAGTACAGATGGTCCCGTGTTGCTGGTACTGTCATCATCTCCAATCAGGAAGAGGACGAGAACAAGGGTGAAGCTGCCGCAGTGAAGCTGCTGCAGGGTAAACTTGAAGCTCTTGAGATGAGCATCAAGGAGAAGTTCTCCATGTATCTCTACGGTGCAGGAGGTGGCAATGATCCCAACGGTCTTGCTCTTCTGCTCCCTGACGATCCTACAGTAGGCACACTCGCTGGTGTGGATCGTGCGATGGAGCCGCAGTGGAGGCCATCATCGTATGACTTCGCTGGCACTCTCAGCGCTACGAACATCGAAGAAGGCTACGATGACGTGTTGCTCGACCTGAAGCAGGGCACTGAGCGGCCGAAGGTGATCATCGTAGGGCGCAATCAGTACAGGCTCTATCGTGCAGCAGTTCGCAGCAAGATCACCATTCCGCTCACCAACACATCGGCTGGTAAGCGCATGATGGACCTTGGCTTCGACGGCATTAGTCACAACGGCGTGCCGATCATCTATGACGAGAGCTGCCCCGTTGATCGTGCGTTCTTCATCAATGACACCTATATGCGACTGCATATCCTCGGTGATAATAATATGAAGAACGTCGATCTCACAGCACCTTGGACTATCGACGGATACGGTCAGCGCGTCATCACGCAGTGTCAGTTCTGCACGTGGAAGCAGTATCGCACGCATGCAGTGGTGAATGACTAATGGCAGTACATCAAACAAACGCAATGCAGTCTCTCTCGATGGAAGAGAGACAGAAGGTGTTGCCCTCATACACAGTCACGCCGCTGACTAGAGAGGTGATGTCTACAGTAGCAGTCAAGGACGAACTCGGCTTCCGCACAGTGCAGAAGAAGATCGAAGTTGAAGGCTACATGGTGCGTACATTGCGTAATGACAGCATCTTCGTCACTCATGAAGAGCTAGTGAGGATGAAGCTGGATCGCAATCTCGTGCCTATGGTTGTCGCTGGTGGTGATGACGCTGCAGTTGCAATGCAAGAGAACAATCCTGCATTGTCGAAGGATCAACGGCAAGCGCTCGACGTGTTGATGAAGCTCGTTGAGCAGAACCCCTCGCTTGTGTCTCAACTCCTCAACGCTAAGGCTGAAGGTGGCGATAAGCCAGCACCAGCAGATGAGGAGCCTGAAGAAGAAGACGAGGAAGATACAGAACTCGAGAAGAAGGATAAATAGCAATGGCTGTGCAAGTCGCAGTTCCTAGCATGAAGCGCATCAACTACCGCGTTGCTGATCTCATGTACGCAGCAGATGTCGGCGTTGATGGTCAGGCAACCGTTGACATCCCTGCGTGTGCTGCAGCAAGCGGCACTGCACTTCTCAATGCGCTGGTCGTTGCTGCTGCTGGTAACGTCGTTCCTACAGCAGTGCAGACTGAAGCAATCATGGGTCGTTATGGTCGCAACATCACTGTTGTTGGCATTGCTGGTGCTGCTGGCAATGCTACGCTTGTTGGTGCTGACTATCTCGGTCAGCCTATGCGTGAGACGTTCGTACTTGCTGGTGCTACACCTGTTGTAGGCAAGAAGATGTTCAAGGACGTTCAGTATCTTATAGCGCCTATGGCTTCTACCTACAGCATCGGCGTTGGTGTCATCCTTGGTGTGCCTTACAAAGTGCTTCATACGTCGCTGCTCGGTGAGCTGACGAGTGATGTGACTGCTGGTGCAGGTGCGTTGCTTGCTGGTGTTGTGACGCAGACACTTACCTCAGGTGATCCGAGAGGTGCCTACACTCCTGCAGCGGCACCTGATGGCACTCGTACTTATAGGTTCACGTGCTTCGTGGATCGCAACAATCTGCATGGCAGCGCGCACGTCATCGCGTAGTTGTCCAAACAGAGGAGATGACAATGGCTGAGCACAAAGCACCTGCACATGAGCAGGCACAACAGCAACCGAAGCAGGAACCGCCGAAGAAGCCTCTGACTGAGTTTGGAGGCAAGAAGATCGTAGCTCGCAGAGCAGCGCGTCAAGGTGATGATGGCTACCAACTCAGCACGCTTGATGAGCAAGTGACGATCATTCTGGAGGATGGAAGCGAAAAAGTCCTCAAGGGCAGCGATCTGTTCGAACCCACGACGAAAGCGTAGTGTTCTCAATGAGATAGCTCTCACGGTGTACAGCCGTGAGAGCTAGCTGCGCGCTATATATAAGGTGTGGAACAAACCATGACCACATTTGGTGAGATTGTCACGAAGGTGTTGCAGCGACTATCGCTCGTTGAGGGCTTAGACGCACAGATATACGCAGAGCCTCGCATCCAGCTAGCTGTACAACACAAGTTCGATACGATGTTCAGGGAGTATTGGTGGCCTGAGTACACAACATATCAGGATGAGTATGTGCTCGATGGTAGCACTGGGAATATCACCGGCGATCTAACTGACAAGCTCAATGACTGGCGTGATCTACACAGCGTGCTGTCAGAGAACAGCAGCAAGCCACTTCCTATCTTGCCACTCAATACTCGTATAACGGATATACAAGCGCCGACCATTGTGTGGACTATCAGCAATCCGAGCAAGATGTTCTACATTGCACCTAAGACCACAAGTGGCAAGGTGTGGTTGACATATAGAACAAAGCCAAAGGACTTCGAGGAGGATCATGAAGTCATACTGCTCGATCCACAGTTGCTGATACTAGGCACATGCTGGGATATACTAGAAGACGACGGCACCAATCCGGGAGCGAGTGACAAGTTCAGAGGACTATATCAAGATCAAATCAATCAATCCACGCGCATGTTCCACAACATGAAGCTCGACACTATGATGCCAAACCGCTCAGTCTCAACAAGGTGGTGGTAGTAGCAATGGTGCAGATACTCGGCGGTGCCAAGGACAGACAACGCAAGCATAGACCAACTGCACATCTGCAGAATACCACTGTGCGTGACTTCGGAGGTGGTCTCAACGTAGTAGACAGTGAGCTGAACCTGACGAGCAAGTTCGCTCCTGTGTTTGACAACATGGTCACTTACACCGACAGACGTGTGGGACCGAGGCAGGGTTATGAACTGTGGATGAAGACGAAGCAAGGTGTTGAGCAGGCTGGTGTCACTGGTTTGTACTTCTCATTTACTACAGGATCACGTCGCATATATATCAACTGGGTAGGACATCCATTCTCGATTGGAGCACCTTATCAGAACATTCAGCACATTACATTGAGTGGCTTTGACCCACCTACGTTATACTACGGAGTGCCTGGGAGTGATTTCAATCGCACGCATGGTGTAGTGGTAGTTGATGCCAACGTGTTGGCGATTATAGTAGCAACTGCAGCTACAGGGACTGCTGCAAATCAAGGTCCGTGGAATGTTGGTTGGACACGCGACACACATATGTGTGGTGGCAGTCCGATTGAGTGCTTCTACTTCAGCAATCACGTTGTCGTATGGACAGACTGCGGAGAGATATTCGTTGTCAACTCTGCAAAGGCAATGACACGCATCTGGTCGAACTATGAGGCATATGCGCAAGCAGGTAGTCCTATATCGTGGTCATATAGTCAGATCATTGCGAAGGACGTATTTGGCAAAGAGCTATTGTGTTGCAATGGTGTAGACAAGCCAATCGCTATCAGCTTCGCACAGTATCCATATGCGAAGTATCAAGTCGACCCTGGCAACAGCTTTAGTAACGACAAGGTGCCAGTGTTTGACGTGTGCAAGTCAGCGTTCAGATATTGGACTGTGCATGATCCATATAATGACCATGCGACAGAGATACGCGTAGCTGCTAAGGATACATCTGTTGTGTTCTCAGATGCACCTGACAGTGGTGATGCAGTTGATGTGAATGTGAGCAAGATCACAGCTAGCGTTGAGCTGACTGTGCGTGCGTATGCGACCATTAAGGATGCACTACTTGTCATCATGCCTAGTGCAACGATCATGATGAAGTACGGCTTCTATGATACACTAGACAATCACGATCCACAGCCTAATGACATGTTGAATGGCTTCGGTACATCAGCAATGCGCTCTGTCGTTGAGATAGGCAGCGACGTGTTCATGATTGACTACAACGGTGTGCCGAGTGCGCGCTTGTCAGCAGTCAGCAACGCAATCGTACCAGAGAGAGTGAGCCAGTTCATTGAGACTATGATGAGCCGTCATATCGGTCGCATGCAGAAGGAGACAACTAGGCTCAAGTTGTTTGGCTTCTTTGACCCCAAGAACAGACTAATTCACTTCTATCTGCCAAAGTATGACGACAGCGACGTGCGTTCGTTGAACTACGACCCGTTCTATTATGACAGCGACATTGCGAAGCAGACACAGTCGCAGCTAGTCGTGAGGCATGACAAGCACCAGCTTGAACTTGGCGATGTAGTGAGAATTAGTGGAGCAACAGGCTTCGGTGTTCTTGCAGCAGCAGACATCAATGGAGATAGAACAGTAGCTGGCATCCTCAGCGACGACTACATCCTCATCAACATCGACAAGGACCTGCCTGATGGCTCGAATGATGGAGGTGGTGGAGGTGCTGTGAAGCTGCAGCCTATCAACAATGAGACCATTGGTTATATATATCACTTCGTGCCAGCCATGAAGATGCAATCATGGTCGCGCTTCAAGATGTCGCCGCTGAAATGTGGATGTTCAACTATTCAAGGTCGTGCATTTGTCTTCGATCCTTCTGGACATATGCTGCGCTACGGCTCACCAGACCAGCCTATATATTCTGATTGGGTTGGTTGGTACGACTATATCTCATGGACACAAGGTCAGACGTACTATCCGGGCAATCGTATATTCGATGCATCTGATGGTCTAGTCTATCTGTGCTTAGAAACAGCAGTCAGTGGTGCTGCTAACTTCCGTGCAGCCAGACTAGAAGACCCAGATAGCTGGGAGCAGTATGCAGGTGTGCCTGTGAAGTTCGCATGGGAACTACCGTGGGCTGACTTCGGAACACGTCAGCTTTCTAAAGCTCTACGCTTCGCACATGTCGATGCAACAGGCAATGCGCAGTTTGACCTAGAGCTGTTCAACGACAACATATACAGAGATGCAGCAACTGGGACGCTCATACCAGCGAGGAAGGTCACATTCGTACCAAATGATGCATTCGCATTTGGTGGTGGCATTCAGACATATGGTGCTGGCAGGAGGACTAGAGAGCAACGATTGTGGAGTATGCCTATGAAGTTCAAACTAATGAAGGCACGTTTGAGTGGAAGCACAGTTGCACCTCTGTCTTTCAGCGCGATTTCTTTCCTGTATCAACGTGGCAGCGCAGTAAGAGGTTGATGTGAGCATTGACACGACGAGGGAAAAGATGCAGGAATACGCAGGAAGATGCATATTGACAGGTTCCCTTTTTCCAAGCCACCATAGGGCGGCGGAGGGGACGAGGCGGAGAGATATAAGAGAGAGATGTCGATCTTTCGCGAAGCGAAACATTAGGCGGAACAGAGTAAGAACAACCAAAAATACAGCGGCTGCATTGCCTGCTTATAGGGTGATGTATGGTCGCTAACATCAGAGGCTACACTCCTAACTACGGCCTCAAGTTAATCAACTTTGACACACCTAGGTGGCATACACTAGAGTATAGCAACTGGGAGCTAGTTGATGCAATCATGGCATCTACTGGTTTGCCGGGCCTACGTGGTGAGTGGATTAATAGTACGACATACACAGCAGGCGAGCGCGTATTTGATAGCGCTGATGGTAAGATATACGGTTGTTTAGTTACACATACATCTGCTGCAACTGGCACGTTTGCTGCTGATCGCGCAGCACATCCTACATATTGGATGTTGCAGACACTTGACACTCCGCGCTATCGTGGAGGGTGGGCTGCTGATGTTGTGTATAGTGTTGCTGATATCGTGTTTGTTAATTCATACGTCTATTACATCTGTATAGCAAACCACACATCAGGTGCAACATTTCCACCTGATGCGCCGAAGTGGTCAGTTGTCTTTGATGCTACTGCTGCTGTTAATTCAACAAACGCAAGCGCGACCGCTGCCGCAGGCAGCGCGAGTGCTGCAGCTACGTCTGCTACGAATGCTGCTACTTCTGCTACCAATGCGAACAACAGTGCTATAGCTGCTGCTGATAGTGCTAACAAGCTGTTTGGCACTTCTACATCATCTGTTGTAGTTGGTGTAGGTGGTAAGACATTCATCACGCAGGCAAGTAAGTATTTCAACGTTGGCAAGTTCGTCATGGTGCGAGCTAATGCCGACCCAGTTAATCAGTGGATGTGGGGACAAGTCACTTCCTACGCAGGAACGTCACTTGTCATCAACGCATTGACATCAGGTGGTAGTGGCACATTCGCAGACTGGATTATTGATGTATCTGGCTCGCGAGGTGCTATAGGTCCGCAAGGTCCTCAGGGAGAGCTTGGTCCTCCTCTTGTCATCAAGGGCACAGTTGCTAGTGCTGCTGCACTACCACCTACTGGCAACACTATAGGTGACATGTACATCGCCACTGACAACCAACACCTCTACATCTGGGACGGCACCATGTGGGATGATGCTGGGCCTCTTGGCACTAGCACAACTACAACTGCCGACAATCCTCCGAGCAATCCTAAAGACGGCGACATGTGGTGGGAGAGTGATAGCGGCATCTTCTGGGTCTACTATGATGACGGCAACACGTCGCAGTGGGTACAAGCAGGCGGTGCGGCTGCGAGTATCAACCAGAATGCTGTGTTGAAGACTGGCGACACGATGACTGGTGATTTGACAATTGCAAAGACATTGCCTGTCTTGGTACTTAATAAATCAATAAATGCAACTAACTGTGTCCTACGAGGACAGCTCAACGGATCAACTCGTTGGCAGGTACAACTAGGCAATGATGATGTTGAGACAGGCAGTGATGCAGGGTCAAACTTCACTATTCAGAATTTCAGCGATGCTGGTGCGTTCAAGGGCTGGCCTGTTGTTATCAATCGTGCAACAGGTGCTACGTCGCTGACTGGTGATTTGACGATTACTAAGACTACTCCTAACCTTACATTAAATAAGACTACTGCATCTAACGCTGATCTGGTTGGTGCATTCAACGGCAGCAATCGTTGGACCCTGCGTCTTGGTGATGGCAATGCAGAGACTGGAGGAAACGCTGGAAGTAATTTCAACATCTATCGCTGGGCAGATAACGGCACGTTTATTGATATACCACTTGGGATTTTACGTAGTACAGGCCAAATAACGATGGGTTCTACAGTAGCTTCCACCTCACCAACAACAGGTGCGTTGGTTGTAGGTGGTGGTTTGGGTGTTGGTGGTGCGATAAGCGTTGGTAGCCCAACGGCAATGCCTATTAATGCTGCCTCACTTAGAGCAGGAACGAATGACACGACGTGGGCAATGGCGTGTCGTCCTACAGGCGCAGTTGGGTATTGTCTTGTTTTTGAAAATTCAGCAGCTGCGAACGTTGGCAACATTACATCGGGTGCTACTAACACAGCTTATTCGACTGCATCAGACGCATCACTCAAAGAAGACCTCAAGTCATTCGATGCAGGTAGCATCATTGACAACACGAATGTGTATGACTTCGCATGGAAGTCTACTAAAGAGCGCAGCTTTGGTGTCATCGCACAGCAAGCAGTTGATGTATATCCGCTCGCAGTCACACATACAGAGAAGAACGACAAGCAAGATGAGTGGTGGGGTGTTGACTACTCCAAGTACGTGCCTGTCCTATTGCAAGAGCTGAAAGCACTCCGACAACGTGTGGCTGAATTAGAAGGCAAGTCTACTACACCTGAAGCTCCGAAGCGCGGTAGAGGAAGTAAGTGAGATGGCAATCGACTTCCCTGCTTCTCCAACTGTCGGCCAGACATTCACCAGTGGCGGCATGGTGTATGTGTACAATGGCACAGGGTGGACTATTAAAGGAGGAAGTACGACTGACTTTGTGTTGAAAGCTGGCGATGTGATGACTGGACAGTTGGGGATAACTACATCAGGTCCAAGTCAAATCGTTATAGATAAATCTGGGGGAGGTGCAGGCGGATCAATTATTACAGGAAGAAAGGGCGTTGGTCTTCCTCGTTGGCAGATGGCACTTGGTGATGCAACTACAGAAACAGGTGTCAACAATGCAGGATCAGATTTTAGCGTCAGCCGATTTAATGATGCTGGTACTAACATTGACACTCCACTCTCAATCAGCCGTGCTACTGGTCAGGTGCTATTCAATGGCATACCTGCTGCTCCACTCGATGCGTTGGCTTATAATGGGATGCAGGTGAATGGCAGTATGGATGTAAGTCAAGAATATGGTGCAGCATTAGCTAATCCTAATTACGCGTGGATTGTTGACGGTTGGACCTTCTCCAGTAGTGGGGGGTCTTTGGTTGCTAGCAGGCAACAAGTTGCAGATGCACCTCCAGGTTTTTCTAATTCCTTAAAGATTAGCATTACTACGCCGATTGCTTCCCTCGCTGCTGGTGATTTATGTCTTGTTGGGCAGAACATCGAAGGGTTTCGTACAGCACGATTAGCACTTGGAGCAGCTTCAGCACAATCATTTACAGTTTCATTCTGGGTCAAGGCGAATAGACCGGGGACGTATTCTGTTGCTATTAGAAACTACAACAATGACCGCTGTTATGCCTTCCCATTTACGATAAATGCATCACTTACATGGGAATATAAATCGGCAACAGTACCCGGAGATACGACAGGAGTGTGGCAAGGCGCAACAAATCTCGCTGGCATGAACCTGTTGTTTGTTATAGCTGGAGGAACAGCACATCAACGCCCAGCGAATACGTGGGTAACTGGTGCTGGCATGTTTGCTGTTACAGGTATGACAAATGGTGTTGCAGCAGCGACTGACACGTTTCAATTCACAGGTGTCTGTGTTACACCCGGCACACAAGCACCAACAGCAGCACAATCGCCGCTGATCATGCGTCCGTTTGATCAGGAGTTGTTGGTGTGTCAGAGATATTATGAGAAGAACGAGAGTGCTAATACAGGGCTTTTGTATTCTGGCAATGTCACATTAGGAGCTGGATATTATTGTAATGCTGATTTCAAGACGACGAAGAGAGCATCTCCAACAATGATTATTACTAATACTTCAGCACTCTTGTTTGCTGCTGTTTCCGGTACTGCTAGTGCAAATACGGATGGTGTTAGTGAGGCTAGAAGTGCAACAGGATCAGGGCAAGGTGCATACTCATCCAATTGGATCGCAGACGCGAGGTTGTGATGGCTGAATATCAACTCACACATACAGATGTCGTCATTCGCACTGCTGACGGTGCATTCATTCCGAATGATGCAGCCAATCGTGATCGTGTTGAGTATGATGTGTGGCTCGCTGTTCCTAACACACCCGATCCAGCGCCACTCATGCCGCCAGTTGTAGCTGCTGTAGATGCCAATCAACGTCTCGATGATGGCATCGATGCTGCTATAGGTGCTGCTGAAGAGGTGAGAGACAGCTTGCATGCTATCACTGGCACATTCAACGCTGCGAACTTCAGCAAGTTTCTCACACAGGCCAAGATACTCAGCGATGCGTTTGTAGCAATGTTGAATGCACAACAAGCCGTGCCGCTGGCACCGGGAGGTGCTCCTTCTAAACCACCTAGGTTGGAGGGCAAGCCTCAGTAGATGACACGTGTAGCTGCCATAGTAGTGCTATCAACGATGACAACATCGTGTGCATACACTGCGCCTTATGGTGGCTGGTTTGGATTTCGAGAGCCTATCAGACAGCCAGCGACGATTGTGATACCTGAGACATACACAAAGTCTGAAGTAGATGCAATCAACGCTGAGGTCATGTGTAGGACGAATGCAAGGACGACGCTACAAGCTGCACGCTGCGGCATTAGGAGATAGCAATGCCTATCGGACTCATCTTCTGGGTTATCATGCTGCTCATTCTGATATTCGGCTTCATGCGCAATAATCCAGTGTTTGCGCCTTATACGTGGGGTTGGGATGTGCTGTTGTACATCCTGCTGTTTCTGCTTGGGTGGAGAGTGTTTGGGTTTGCGATCACCGCTTAGTTGGGAGTTGAGAGATGCCTACCACAGATGTCGGACTTGATGACACACTGCAGGATAATGAAGTAGGCATTCCTGATCCTGTATCTGAGCCAATGCCTCCGGGTGCTGGTGCAGCGACGATGCCAGCTATGACGCCGAGAGGTGCTCCTCCTTCACCTCCGATGGATAGCATGATCACAGACTTCCTCATCAGGAAGTTTGGAGGTGGTGGTGTGCAGGGTGCGAATGCGCCTCCTCCTATGCCTCCTATGCCTCCGCCTGCTCCACAGCGTTCGAATGATTTTCAGAACACTCCAACAGGTGGACCTGCTCCTGCTGTTCCACCGCTGCCACTTCCTCAAAGAGCGATGCCTGCACCACGTAGTGGCAGTGCTAATGCTGCACCTATGCCACCGCAAGCAGCTCCATCGCCGCCGCAGCGACCGCTGACGATGCAAGACCTGACGCGGAGAGGTGCATTACAGGATTACTTGCCTGCTGTAGTGAATGCGTTCTTGCCTACTCCAGAAGCACGCAGTGGTAGTGCTACTGGCAGCGCGAATGCCAATCCGGGTGCAAGTGCTATACCTCCTACGCTCACTCCATCGCCAGCTAGTGGCAGTGCTACTGCAGCACCTTCATCTGCAGCACCTCCGGGCAGTGCTCCTGCAAGCTCATCGTGGATGGATATCATCAAGAATGCGCTGAAGTATTCAGTTGGTAGTGGTGGTAGGTCTGATAATTTAGGAGCTTTACAATACTCTATTGGAAGTGGCGGCAGAGATAGTGCTCCTGCAGCAGCTAGTGGCAAGGGCAGTGCCAACGCTAATCCGGGGGGTAGTACGACTTATCCTCCTAAGGATACTGGTGCAACAGGTGATGAGTTTGCTGCTAGGAGGCAAGGAGAGAAGATAGGTCCACCTAACACGCAGCCTTACACTGCAAAACCTAGCACACGCTTCACTAAACCTTATGCACGTGGAGGTGCGAAGGAAGGACAGAGACCACCAGCACAAAAGCAGCAAGCCCGCGCGCAAGCGCCCCGGGGTGTTGGTGCTTCTGCACCAATGCAAACAAAGCGTGCATCTGCAGCACCTCAAACAGCGCGAAGTGGTCGCTCTGCATACGCGCAGAGTTTGATAGATAGCATGGGGCCTCGTGGTGCAGGAGTGACTACGTATATCGAGCCTGCGACGGGGAATGAGATACTCACAGGGAACGGGATATATCAGAACTTAGGCAAGACAAGTACTGGTACAAGCAAGCCAGCATTTACGAAGTTCTTCAGCTAGTAGGCAGACTATGGCAGATCGCAGCAACGCTGTAATGGATAGCATCATCGAGGACATGATGATGCAACAACAGCCTCTACAACAGCCAGCTATGCGATTTGTAACTGCTCCTGCATCTGCGCCTGCGCCTGAGTCTGTGCCTGTTGAACAGCTTCCTAGAAACTTCGTTCCTCCTAATGTTGCTACGAAGAGAAAGTTAGGTCCAACAGCACAGATGTGGGGACAAATAGCGAAGCAGATGTTCGCTGACTTTGAGAAGACACAAGGGAAGTATCCACTCACTCCACAAGTAGCAGCACAAGCGCAGCAGGAGGAAGGATTTCCACCAATGCAAGAGCAAGATGCAAGCGCAGTGTCGTTTGCAAATAGGTGGCCTCTTCAAGATGATGAACAGGTGCAGCAGTGATGCGCTATGTAGTACGGCAGCTAGACACGCCGAAGCAAGGTCATGAGCTTGAAGTGATAGCACGTATTCATCATGCTGAGACAGGTGGTAAGAGAGAGTTTCATGAAGACGGCGTGCTTGAGTATTGCAAGCGCTATGGGCCTCAACGTGTGCGCAGTGAATTGACGTGTTGGCTAGCGTATACTCATTATACAGAGGTCGAGAAAGAGCGCGAATGTGTTGGCTACTTGCTTGCTAAGATATCACAGCCTTATGGCTCAGTGCGTAGGTTCTCATATGTCGAACACGTCTATACATTGCCAGAGCATCGCAACATACTGGTGTTTTCAGCATTACTGCGCAAGTTTGATGAATGGTCGATGGAGAATAACTGCGAGAGGCAGCACCTGTGCGTCGAATACGACGATGATGAACTTGGTGCGCTGAAGCAGCTACGCTTGTATGAGAGACTTGGCTACAAACGATGCGGGTATATCACAGCGAAGTACGTGGACTATAGCAGCAACAGTGGAAACAAGGATGAAGTAGCATGATGATTCCTCCTCACATTGCGCGGTGGAAGCTCGACAAGATGCGTGCATCTGAGGAGCAGCCGCAGCCTGCAGCTCAACTTGAGTTGCCACTTCCTGTAATCTTCCCTGATGAACGTGATGTCGAGCGTAGGAAGCATGATGGCAATCATGACGGTGATGGTCGTGATACTAACAAGCCAGCGCTTGAGTTCGGTTCTGGCGGTAGCCAGCCTGCACCTCCGCAACGTCCTGATCCAATGGAAGAAGCGAAGGCACAGGACTGGGCAGCTCAGCAGCAGTTCACAAGAACAGAGGCGACGAGAAAGGAAGAGCTGGACGCGAAAGCTGCAGAGAAGGCAGCGGCAGATGCAGCTTGGGCTACTGGTCGCACGAGTGCATATAACAGAGCGCAGGCGTATGGCAACGAGAGATTAGCAGCACTCGGCCTTGATGCGAATGACCAATACGGATTGGGTCAGGCATATCGCAGCAGGTTGGAGAGTGCAAATGCTGGACTGCAGCAGGGTGGTGATTATGCAGCGGCATATGCACCCAGCACGTTTGATGACGTGATGGGAGGTGCAAGGACTGCACAGAGGAATAAGTACGCGAGTGCATTCAATAAGGCTGTTGATCCCTACTATGGTGAGACGTTGTTTGGTAGCACTGCAGATGATGCCATCTTGGCAAGCATCCTCGGTGATCAGTACAACGAGGCACTGAGTGGTATCAACGCAGCGAGGGATCGTGGACAGATCAATCAAGCTGCATACGATCAGGCAATCTCCGGTCTGGGTAAAGCGAAGACCACTGCGAATGACGAGATGCAGACAATCGGCGGCGGTGTGTTGTCAGGCTTGCAGGCTGATATTGGAAAGAGGCGACAGTCAGCGCTGGACTCGGCTGCTGAATGGGACTTCGGCTCTACTTATGACCCAACTGCAGAAGCTGGACGCATTCAGTCGTATGGTGCAGAGCAGACAGCGGGACTCGGTGGCAAGATACGCAGTGCTATTGGCGACCGTGAGTTCTTCGACGTTCCTGGGTTGATTGGTAAGGCATCTGCTAAGGCTGGTAATGCGACGACTACAAAGGCAGGTGGCACACTTGATGAAGGAACAGATGCACTTGCGGGCACCTTCAAGAACCAAGCTACTAAGGAACAAGAGGGCACCTTCTAAGGACGGCACTCATGGTTGAGATGATTGGTGGTCTAGCTGGAGCTGGTGCCAGCATAGCAGGCGGCATTATGGCAGCGAATGCTGCTGATCGTGCCGCTAATATGAACTGGAATATCAATCTGATGAACTACTATCAGCGTGAAGCTGAGCGTAGGGAGTCAATACGACGTGCAGATGTCGCATCAGCAGAGCAGAAGCTAGGTACGAGTGACATACGCGGTACTACGACCAAGTTCGTACCGGGTAAGGGGTGGGTGACTACTGGTGCGCCTGAACTGATGGAGATGATGAAGCTCCAAGATCAAGCGCAACGTGATATACTGACGAAGGACATACCGCAGAGGAGGAAGGTACAAGAGCGCAACTATGTACGAGGTCTAGGTGATGAGGCACTAGCTGAGACATTCAGGAAGAAGCTAGGCAATGTGTACAGAGGCAACGATGAAGCTGTTGCTGCTGATCTATACAAGGCTATGTCAGGAGGCATAGCTGAGAGCAATAGAGATACAAGCAAGCGCATGTTCACTCAAGCCATGAGGACAGGACAGAACAGCAACTTCGATGATCTCGCAGGTAGCTTAGCAACAGCTAGCAATGAAGCATACTCACGTGCAGCATTGAATGCGAGAATGCAAGCACGTGGTAAAGCTGATGAGCAGTACAATCAAGAGCGCGGAGCTAATGCGCAGTTGTATAACATGTTCGCTCAACGAGCAGGCCAGCTTCCAGATGCAAGCTACAAGCCCATGCAGATTGAAGGTGGAGATACGGCTGATGCAGCCAAGCAGTCGCTAGCTGCAGCAGGCATGGGTGCTAGCTATGCAGCGCAGAAGGGCGGCACGATGGATTACATCCAGCCTAACTATGGATGGGCCAATGCTGTGTCTGGTGCAGGCAATGCTATTGGAAGTCTGGGAAGGATGTTCGGAGCTTCACAACGCCGTGGTGGTGGTGGGGGTTCTGCTGGTGGTGGTGCTACATCTGGCGGTGTGACTGGGTTCGGTAGCACTAGCACTGAGGGCAGCTTCATGTCTGGTCTCAGTAACGATGACTGGTCAAGTGGAAGTGTGGGGTAGTTGATATGGCTGTCATACCGAGCGGCACATCTGAACCTTGGGGAATAATGGCACGTGAGGCGGCTGCGAATGACGCACTCGCCAGATTGTTCGTGCAAGAGAACATGCGTCGAGAGATGCAACAGAACCAGTTCGGAGAGAATGCGACTAATCGCAACTGGAGAGGTGCTCAGCAGGACAAAGCACTGAGTTGGCAAGAGGCGAGACAAGATCGATCTCAGGCATTCACTGCGCAAGAGAACGAAGCGAATAGACGTAATGCAATGGACATGACGCAGTATCGTACTGATGCTGCTACTGCGCGTGCTGGCAATAAAGCAGGCAAGTATCAGGTCGTGTATGGCAATGATGTGCTGCAAGCGTGGAATGCAATTGAACAGAAGTACAAGATACCTCAAGGCTATCTGGCGACAATCATTGGTCCTGAGAGTGGAGGAGGTGCCAATCAAGTCAGTGCTACTTCATCAGCACGAGGGCCTTTTCAATTCATCACAGGCACTGCTAATGAGATGGGACTTGGTGATAGATTTGATCCTATTAAAGCTGGCGAAGCTGCAGCTAAGTTGGCAGCACAGAATAGAGACTATGCGACGAAGATGAGCAATGGTGCTATCAGGTGGACAGGTGGTCCTCAAGATATCAGGCCACTATATATGCTGCATCAACAAGGTGGGCCGAATGGATGGAAGCTATTGCTGCCTGCCAATATGACGAGACAAGCTGTTTCAGTTGGACATCCAGCTAACTTGATGGCGAATGGTGTCACACCGAGCATGACTGTGCAGGATATGCATAACATGTGGGACAGAAAGCTGATCCCGTGGTTTCAGTCATATGGTGCGCGCATGACGCAGATAGGTGGTGGCAATCCTCCTGCACCGGGAGCACCGCAGTATGCAGGACAACCACAGCCTCAGCAACCGCAACAGCAGCAACAGCCGCAGCCACAGCAGCAGCAACAGCCTGAAGGATGGGTGCCTGCTCCACAGTTTAGAGGACAGCCTCCTGTACAAGTACAGAGCACGCCAGCTACCAATCCGTCGCAGCCTGCTACAACACAGCAACCACAACAACAACAGACACAGCCTCAACCGGGTAGAGGAAGTGTGCCTCCTTCAACCATCTCGCCGCAAGTGTTTGCTCAGCCGCCGAATGCGGTAGCTGGTGCAAGCGGTGCTGGTGCTCCGCTCCCGACGCAGGTAGGAGCACCAGCCACTGCTGCTCCTGCTCCTGTTAATCCGTATGCCTCATGGGGAGATGGAGCAGATACATCGCAGCTAGGTGGTGCTGTGAATGTGCCTAGTTCGCAGACGACAGTAGTGACTGGAGCGCCAGCAGGAGCACTAGGTGATCGTGCTACTCCTTCTACAGCAGCACCACCTCCTCCCGGCACGAGGAAGAAGGTTACTAAGTATATTGACGACGACGGTGTGCTGCGCTTCTCAGCTCCGCAGTAGTATAATGAGTATACCGCATGGCTGATGAACAAGGATTGACGAAGGAACAGTTCATCAAGCAGTACGGGTATGATCCTGAGCCTGAAGCTGTAGCTGAAGCGCGGCCGAGTAAGCCTCCTTCATATAGCGTTAGTCAAATACCACGTGACTTAGCGGTGGGTGCGCTCACTGCTATTCCTGATTTGTATGGTGCAATCGACACTGTACCTGCCGCAGTCCGCGGAGGGTATAACTGGATCACAGGTGGTGAGGGTGGCTTCGGTGGCAAGGTGCAAGAGCGCATCTTCAAGCCCGGCTTTCAAGAGAACATTCAGAAGCACATAGAAGAGCAAGCGCTCAAGTGGCAGCAAACTGATCCCACGCTCACGAATGATGAGCTGAACGAGTTGGCAGGACAGTACCAGAAGACACGCGCATTTGAAGACTTCACAAATAGTCAGCAGACACACTTCGCATCCACTGCGTCTGAGTGGAAAGCTGGAGTACGTAGGTTCTTAGGTGATACACGCACAGATGAGCAGCGAAGTTGGGCAAATGATATAGGTGAAGTAGCTGGTGGTGCGTTGCTTGGAGGTCCATCAGGACTGGTAACACGTGCAGGCGCGACTGGAATTGGCAAGGCTATTGCTGGTTCAGCTATCAACAACGTTGTGACACGTGGTGGGTTGCGTGTAGCTGAAGCGCTCACTCCTGTGACGATGCCTTACACACCAGCAAATGTCATGACGAACTTCGTTATTGGTAGTGGCATAGACACAGCAGCAAAGATGGCATCAGGCAAGCCCAACATGATCACTGGTGGCAGTGAGCTTGTGCAGCCTGATCATGAAGACCCTGCGGGTGTGGGTGCTGCTGCTTCTATTGCTATTGCTACAGGTGCAACTGCGCTGATCGCTAATGCACTGAGAGGCAAGATCAAGGGGGGATTGCCTCATGACTTAGAGCAGACATTGCCTCATACAAGTGTCCCATCTGGGATGCCTCAGCCGCCAACAGGAGGAATAGGCAACAAGATACTCAATGAAGTGCCACAGCCACCACGTGGTCAGGAGGGTATAGCTGCTGGGCCTGACATACCGAGTGAGCCAGTGCCGATGCTGCCTACTATACAGCCAAAGACAACTGGCTTCTTTGAGCGCATGAACAATGCGTTGAATGATGAGTTCTCAGTTACAGGTGCTGTACTTGAGGCTGTGAAAGGTAGTCGCATAGCACAGTCGATGGACATGTTGTTCAGCGATCTGACTGGTGCGAGGTTGATTGATAAAGCAGTCAAGGAGGCAGATAGACTAACAGGTCGCTTGCTTGAGATTAGAGAAAGCATGCTGCCTGAAGCACAAGCCAAGCTCAATACGTTGCTTCATCATGTGGGTGTGTGGGGCAAGAGGACACAGTTGGACTTTGAGATTGAGCAAGAGATCAATGAGCTGACAGGTAAGATTGGAAGGACACAGAACCCCACATACCTAGCGAAGCTGCAGCAGGAGTTGGCAGATAAGACAGCAGAACAGACGAGGTTGAGGGGTGATCTACGCGCACATCGTCCTTGGCTACAGGACGTGTCTGCTGTTGATGCTGACACTGCGAGGCTTGCGCTTGAGAATGCAACTGATCCAGTGACGGTTGAGATACGCGATTTGTTGAAACGAGTAGGCAAGGAGTCGTTAGATTTGGCTGTGAAGAGCGGCAAGATGAAGCAGTCATATGCTGATCTGCTGCATGACTTGAACCCCTACTATATACATCTGAAGAAGGATCGACTGGAGGGTGCGACTGGATGGAACCGTGTGTGGATGGGACTGAAGCTCAAAGCGAAGGAAGCATTCAAGACCGATACAGAGAACGCAGGAGCAGTCAATCCTACGCATCAAGCGCCGCTGTATGCATTGAGAGATACAGTGCCCGAGAGCAGTGCTGCTCCACGGATCAACAATGCACTTGATCCACTCACTTCATTGCATGACTACGTGCGACAGATGTACATCGACTACGGTCATACTACGCTGAGGAACAACATCTTAGGCCACTTGCTATACAACGGCGCGCAGCCTAGCGCACTGATGCAAGGCAATCACGCAAGGATATGGCAGCATCCAGAGGAGTCAGGTAAGACGTGGTTCAGTGCTGCACAGATACGCACTGATCCTGCGATCCAGAAGGCGATGTATGATGACAAGTACTTGCCACGTTGGCAGGGTGGCAGGATGCAGCTTGTGCATCTAGGTGATACGGATATCACTGCTGCACTGAGGCAGTTCTCGCCGACGTGGAATACGATGATGAAGATACTGTGGACTGAGCCTGCGAGGTGGGCCAAGGCTAACACGACAGGTGTGTTCCAGCCGCTGTTCGCATTCACGAACATGTACATGGACGCAGTGATGACTACGTTCAGGCAGTCGAATAGAGCGTTCGGAAGTATCAATACGGCAGCGTTCAAGTACTTGCCTGAAGGTGCTGCTAAGACGATCAATGCGATTGCGTTTGACCCTACTGCACTTGTCAATCTGCACTGGTACATGGCTAAAGGATTGATGAATGTTGCAGCGTTTCATATGGCACCGAGGATAGCTCGCACACTAGGACAGACACCGGGATTGAATGCGTTTGCTGCTGCTGTGGGGCAGCAAAACTGGCAAGTGATGGTCAGACGCATGCTTGATGCTGCTGCTAATTCACATGCGATGTATCTGACGGATAGAGGAGCGATGCATAGTAGCAGCTACTCGCCCGGTGATATTGGAAAGATGCAAGCTGCAGTAGATGACTTCAAACTCACTCATGCAGTGGTGCCTCCTATGCTGCGTGCTGGCTTTCAAGCATTCAGTGATCTGCTAGGAGCAATACACAGCGCACCGAAGCTGATGTTCTATAGTCAGAACTATAGCATCTTGAAGCGCAAGTATGGCAATAATATACCACAAGCGGAGCTGGACAAGCTGGTGCATGAGACTGCTAATCTGGCTGGTGACATGTCGCGTAAGCCCGGTAGCAAGGTCATGCAAGGTGTTGAAGCGGGACTGCCTTATCTGCAGCAGATGCGCGCAGGTACTTACTACATGTTGAAGAACCTACAGTTCGACTCTCCTAATGCGCTGCCAGTGTGGGCACGTCTTACTACATTGACGATGGGTGTAGCACAGGGGCATCTGATGATGCTCAACTGGGATGAGGAGTCGAAGAAGTACTGGGCCAACATGCCGGGGTGGGATCGTTATAGGAAGGTGGCTGTTCCTACATTCGCAACTGCGATGGCATGGGCACGTGGTGAGACTGTGAAGTTCAGTCCTGATAAAGTGTGGATGTTGCCACTTGCACCTGATATAGCGCCGGTCATTGCAGGTAGTGTGTACATGTTGCAACAAATGGGACTGGTGCCAAGTGATGCTGCACCTGTATCTCTCGGCACTGAAGTACCAAAGGTGTTCTTCGATGCAATGACACCAATGATGCCACCCGGTGTACAGGCTGCATTAGGTGCAATGGGCGCTAAGTTAGACCCGCAAGGTGCAGATGTGCGAGGTGGCAATTGGTTGCGCACTAGTACGAGTGCATTCAGAAAGGGACCGGGTGCAGAGGCGCAAAGTAATTTAGGGGAGGTGTCGCAGTCCACTGCGTTGATACTGTCTGGGCTATTCGGTGCGAATGGAGCATACTTGCAGACTGCACTAGATGTCGGCATGCACGCAATGAAGTATCACCCTGAACCGAATGCACAAGGTGAGGTGACACAGAAGGCCAATCCTGAGTTTATGAAGGGCTTAGGTGCTGCAATGTCTACAATGGGCAGTCAGGTGTTTGAGCCTAAGACTGATGTCTTCCCATTGTGGCAGCGTGGTGAGAAGTACTACAAGTCAACACCTGCATGGGAGCATGCAACAGAAGGCAAGAGGCATATAGAGAACATATCGGGGATGAGAGATGAAGTTGGCAAGACAGGTGTTGCTGGTAGGATCGGCACTGCAGAAGCGGGTGGCATGCCTACTCCGTCGCTACAGGACCAGACGCTTATCTCGATTGCTCAAGAGGTGTATGCCTTCAATAGACCGAATGGTGATCTAGGTAGGCTCAAGGGTGCTTACACGGAGTTAGCTAAACAGCAGCGTGGATTTCAAGTGCAATATAATAAGCCGTACAAGTGGAGACGTGAGCAGGAGAATGAAGTTATTAAGAAGATGCAAGATAACATGCAGCAGCAACAGTTGGCTATCATGTGGTTGGAAGGTGATATAGCTGACAACTATGGACAGGTGCTGCAGCCTATCATGCAAGGTCGTGAGATTACAGTTGAGACATTAGATGATGTACTGAGAGAGGCAAGAGGGAAGACTGCTGCTATTCAGCCAGTAGTCAACCCTCAAGCCAATGCTCCTCTCAGTGTACCAAGTCGTGGTGTGGTGCCACGTGGCAGATAGTCATCTCAACCCATCCAGACCAAGCTGTTCAATGATGCGTATTTTAATTAGTTGTGTTGAATGATCCTTGATGAGTTCGAATAGCTTACCTCTCTTCGTGATGACTAACACACTTCCTTCGTAGTACACCATAGAGACTACTTCATCCATCACACTTTCTCCTTGTGACTAGAGTTCAGACTTCTTCATCTTCTTGATCGTAGACCAGCGGTGTGTGCCGTCTGCATCTGGCACTGACATGCCGATCTCAGCAGGAATGATTAGCTGCCGTGTCTTCCTGTCAACACCTACGATGTTGAGCGGTGTCTCTGCGTGTTTGATAAGCACGCGCAACGCCTGACGAGCGACTGACTTGTGAGCTAGACCTATCAAACCATCGTGCGTGTTGAGCGCGATGCGTGCCTTGCCCTTTGGGAACTTGTCATCATCGTGAGACTTGTATATAACACGACACACGTGATCTCCGATTGTGGACTGGTGATAGAAAGCTACAATGCTTTCAGTTGTCTCGTCTGTGATCGGTGCGAACTGGTAGTAGCGCCGACCGTATGCGTTGTAGATTGCACGCTTGCTCTTGATGAGGTCTAGGTCATGTTGCCAGCCCTTCTTAATCTCAGGAGAGAGTCGGTGGTACTTCACGAACGCTTCAGTAGCAGTAGCAAGTGGCAAGCCTGTCGTGAGAGCAAGACGATCAGGCATCATCCGGTAGTTCAGCCCATGACGACAGCGTTTCGCGATATAGCGAATGGTAGGTTGCCCAGCGAGTGCAGCATTGTACTCGATGCCATCACGCAGAGCGGCTGCTTCATCCAATGCGTAACGGTCGAAGGACGGCACTTGGTTGTAAGGTGTGTCGAACATGTCGGCAGCGAGAGCACGGTGCGCATCGTACTTCCCATCGATGCGAGCCTTCTCGAATTGCTGCATCCACGTGTCGATGACGTAGCGCCAGCCGACTACTCGAGCTTCAGCTTGAGACCCGTCGATGTAGATGAAGACGTAGTCAGGGTCGGTGATGAACATCGACTTCGCCCGGTCAGGGATGTTCTGCAAGTTGCCTCCTGATCCCCACAATGTTTGAGCTGATGATAGACGGCCCGGAGCATTTTTCACTCCTGTTTGTCTATAGTCACAGCGCATACGTTGATCATAATCAGGACGTGCAGATGCGTAGACACTATAGAACTTGTGATCAGCAGAGTACTCATCGACAGCACGCAAGATGCGCTTTGCAGCGTCAGATGTTCGGGGATGTTTGTACATCAGACGACGATTTTCTGCATCAGTGGATGTACCTCTACCCACAAGGCGCAGACGACTGAAGTACAAGTCGCTCATCTGCTTAGGTGAGTTAGGATTAGGGCGGTAGTACTCGTCACCTACTGCGTCTTTGATAGCAGCATACAACGAGCCGAGCTTCTTCTGTAGATCGTCGTATAGGTTGCCTTCCCTGTCCTCAGCGAGCATGTCTTCACGCAGTGACATGTCATTGAGCACACCACCGACAGTCATACGCACGAGGTGAGCTTGCAAGCGCATGACGTGTTCGAAGTAGAACGCGTCGAGTCCTTGCTCTTTCAGCTCTCTTCTCAAGTGTATGTCGGATGCCAGTGTAAGTGCGCAATCTCGACAGTTGTATTGCCAAAAGTTATCGACGCCCCCGGTGTGACGCCACTCATCTTTCTCGTCTTTGTAATAGGCATGAGTCGTATACTGCTTGACGATGAAGCCGAGGTCATGCGGCATTGGGGGATAGAGAACATGATGAGCCAGCATCGTGTCTGAGTACGCTGGCTTAGTATAGATGCGATCTTTGAACCAGAGCCAAGAGGCATCGAACCCTCCATTCTGCCACACTAGTTTGGTGCGTGGTGCTGTGTAGAAGCGCTGTAGTTTGCGACGGATGTATAGCTCATCAGCTACACTGTAGACGTGCTCTGTCTCACTGCGGAATGGGATACACATCGCGTCGTGTGGTGTGAGAGCAAGACCGACGCAGGCTGTCTCATTGCTGATGACCTCGATATCACTTGCAACTGGGTGGATGGATGCAGTACAAGCGTCGATGTAGTCGCATGCTTCCTTCAGAGTGGGGTTGATATGTGTAGTAATTGTATACTCGCTATACCGCCCTTCGACCACAGGCTGCAGCTTATCTCCGAGGTCCATATCAAGGATGCTGTGCTGCAGTGGATCGTGGAGGCAGGCGGCAGCGTTGACTACACATACAGCGGTCAGTATCTTATTCTCAAGCGGCATAGGCAGAACACTACCACGCCACTTGAGAGCACCCTTCTTACCGAGGCAGGCTTCAATAGCCATGCCGCCCATTAGTAGCACGTGCTTCAGATTTGGAAGGAGAGATAACTCCCACAGGAGGAGGGCTTGCCAGCTTGCAAGCTCCTGCTTGCTTACGGGTCTCTTGTTGCCAAGCTCAAACGCTATCTGGCGCTTGACTACGTTGGTGACATACACGTCTTGGCGTTTGATAGTGGGACACGTGCGACGAAGTGATGTCCACAGCAAGCTGCCACTTGCACCTACGAGTGGTAGTCCTTGTGCTACTTCACTACGACCGGGTGCTTCTGCAATCACTGCAAGCGTTGCATTCATCGTGCCTGACATTGCACATTCGACTGAGAGTCCTGCAGTCTGAGCGTGGCGAGTGAACATCTCGCGTAGTTCAGCAGTGTTCATGGCTTCCCTCCATCCAATGCTGCACAAGCCACATCTACATTGCTCATCAGATTGTCGAGGCATTGTCGCCGCCCGGCGATGATCTCCAACGCCTCGCGCAGTCGCGCGTTCTCAGTCCGCAGTTGTGTCGTTAGGCGGTCTAACGAAATGCGTAGCTGCTCGATATAGTCGGCGTGCAACAATGACTGATCTGCAATTGCGCGTAGCAAGGCAGCATTGGCGCGGAGGTTTGCCGGGTGGTCAATCCACGACATGTCATCAGACATCATGCTTGCTCCTGTAGAACCGCTTCAGCAGCAGACATCGCTGCGTCCCATACATCCCAAGACACACCACCATCCATCCACGGGCGTGGTCCGATCTTTGTGATGGATTGTAGTGCTGCACGGATGCGCTCGCGCTCTTGGCAGACTTCTTGGTAGCGTGTTTCGGTGCGTGCAATGATCGCGACAAGTTTGAGGTTGTCGGCGCGAAGCCGACTGATCTCGTCATCAGTCATAGCAACCTCCTACTTCTTCAACTGCGATGTGAGCTTGTTCTTTGGCTTGAAGCCTAGCGATTTGAGTGAGACTGCAAGTGCTCGCTGATCTGTGATGATGTCCACATGTGAGTGAGCACGTGTGATGCCTGTGTAGAAGTTAGGTCGCGACAGGTTGAAGAAGGCACATGATGCCATGAGATAGGTGACGTGTGAGTACTCGCTACCTTGGCACTTGTGAGTGGTGAGTGCGTAAGCGAGGTCGATAGCTTTGCGTGGGTCATAGACGATGTGGCGCTTGTAGCGCATGCTATAGTCAGAGATCAGTGGTGGTAGTTCTACAGTGCGATCACCGAAGTCGATCTCTAGTGTGCCAGCTTCGTCGATGCTGAGGATGATGCCGACTTCGCCATTGAGCATCTGCTTTGTCTCAGGAGGTGGTATGTAGGAGGCAGAGAAGCCAACAGGGTTGCCGAACTCGTCTTCACGAAACTCAGTGTAGCGTTCTTCATAGTCGCGTAGGTCGTATGAGTTGACAGTGCATACGACTTTGTCACCTTCAGCCACGTAGAGCTTGTTCTTCTGCTCCCACTTGTTGCGTGGTAGCTCTGTGCGATTGAGCATTGCAGTGTTGTAGCGTGCTTGCAGCACACCGTTGAGACGGACGGTGCCGATGTCTGTCTTGCGAGCTGGTGATATGATCTGGTTGTCGAGAGACTTCCAGTCGATGTCAGATGTGTCGAGCATCTTATAGAGCATGTGCAGCACTGCATCATGGACGTGTAGCTTGGCATCTCCGTTGCTTGTGAAGAACTGTCCCTTGTTGATGCGTCTTGCTGCTTCAATGATGCCATTGCCTTCTGCTTGGCGATAGATGTTGTGAAGCTCGATGCTGTTGGGCATCTGCAAGCAGCGTGTGAATGGTGATGTTGTGTCGGCTAGCTCGTTGTTCTCAATCGGCGGGAGCTGTCGCACATCACCGAATGTGCGCAAGCAAGCGCCTGGTCGCATAGCACTGACGAGGTTACGGTGCAGACCAGTGTGGACCATTGCATACTCATCAACAATGATCACCATCTCATTGAGCGGATTACCACGCACACGGTTAGGACCACTTTCTGAAGTGGCCTCACCTGTTTCTTCGTCAATGTCAGGGCGATTGTATTCGAGCAGCTTGTGTAGTGTGCTAGCGTGGTAGCCTGTAGCTTCACGAATGCGCCTAGCTGCCTTGCCTGTGGGTGCAGCTATTGCGAATGACACACCAGCGTCAGCGAGCAGATCGCATGTGTGCTTGATGATTGTAGTCTTGCCTGTGCCTGCTTCACCTGTCACTGCGACTAGTCGTTTGCTAGTGTCAGCACATAGCTCAACAGCGCGCACTTGCTCTGCGTCGAGAGAGATCGTCATGTTGTGATGTCCTTACTGCGTTCGCCATATAGCGATTATACAGTCATAGTCGTTAGAATGTCAGAAGCCGCCACGTGCTGCTAGACACGTGACGGCTCCCTCACTGCGTGCTACACCTAGCGCAGTTAGTTTGACGTGTCGCTCGAGTCGCCGTTATCACCACCGCGCGGTTCGCTCGTCATCTCGTACTTGATGCGCGTGAGACCGAGGTTCGCGTAGTCAGGAGTGTCGAGGAACTCCACAACTTTACGCGCGTCGGACATGATGCGATCCACGTGCAACTGTGCTCCGGGGATGACGTTGCCCTGTGCATCGAGGACTTTGACGAAGAAGTGGAACGTGCGCTTCTGCGCCTGTCTGGCTGCAATCTTCTTCTTTGCAGCCGCACCAAATGTGGAGGAGGAAGACGTAGCTGGCTTGGTAGCCATATGATACCTCATTGAGAGTTAGGGATGAAAGTGAGCAGCCGTGAAGCTGCTCACTTGTTGTAGCATGGAGATGCTAGAGAGGCAACACCTGACCCACTTCGGTGCGGGGGTTGTTCTCAAGGTCGCGACCAATGCGAGTGCGAGCGGATGCCTTCTTGCCCACGAACTCGTTCGGGTCGATCTCAGCCGACATCGGAACGCCGAAGGCTTTGCATGTGGACTTCATCCTCCACCTGTCGGCAGGGATGTCACGTGCGACGATGTTCAGTGTGAAGGTGAGACTGTCAACACCCTCACCCGGATCGAAGTCAGCCGGGAAGTCTTCACGCTCGATCTGCAAGGTGAGCGTCAACATCGGGTTGCCCGATGAAGCAGCCACCTTATCGACTGCACCAATACATGTGCAGGGATACACGCCAACGGGGAGCTGCGGAGGTGGCTCAGCGTCAGCGATGTTCTGACTAAAGGAGATAAGCGCCATTGTAGTATACCTCATGCTTTGCTGTTATTAGCGACTGTTGATTGTAGTTGAGCATGATGCCATCGGCAAGTCGCTAGATGTCGTGGCATCACTTCTGTAGTAGCACTAGATGTAGCTACTTCGGAAGCTGTAATTTCTTGTGACCATCTGTAGTGTAGATGTGCCACCAGTTTGCGAGCGTCTGTCCTTCGTCTTTGTTCGCGTTGTAGAACCACGTGAAGGAGGTGGCAGATGTCATGTCGAACATACGTGACTTCATAGGAGAGCGCAGACGTTCAGGTCTGATAGCGATAGTGCGTTTGCCATTCTGATCACGCATGTGCCACACTTCGCTGATGTCTTTACTCGTCACGTTAGGTAGCTGTCCACCTAGCATCATCTTCACACTCACGACGCGACCTTGATCGTCTACGTCGCCGTCGCGCTCATGTGTTATCAAGATCAAGTGCTTGTTCAGCCTGCCAGTGATACGCAGCAAGTTGCTTATAAGAGAACCAACGTAGCTGTTGCGTAGACCATAGCCAGAGATGCCCGGTGCTTCGTAGGTAGCACGGAAGCGAGCACTCGACGCTTGAGGTTGAGTGACGGCGTAGCGCAGTGCAATCTCACTGAACTTGGTGAGTGAGTCGAAGATGAGAGTGTCATAGTTCCCGAGTATATCGGTTATACCAAATGGGTCGATGTCATTAGCCCTACGCATGATCTCGCTGGGTGTGTTGTTGGCGAAGTTGATACGAAACCAGTTAGGCATGTGTCGGATTGACATGTCGCCGTCTGGGTCGAACAGTAGTATGAGCTTCTTGCCCGGTGCAGTAGCTGCGAGTGTGGTCTTGCCACAGCCACTCTCGCCCCAGAGGATCATAGTCAGACGCGATAGAGCGTCGGTTGGTTGTTCTATCTTTATTTCCACAAGTCATCTCCTCATTACATAAACTTCACACATGTGACAATTGTGATGACAATTATCAACGCGACGATTGTAAATAACTTGAGTACATGCGGTGGACGATATAACCACAACATGTGCAACAGGCGTCTGTCTATCATCAATCGACTGCCAATGTTGGCTCGACACCTGCGAGCGGGTTCCAACGTTCTGCCTTCATCTCATTCTCAAACATGTGTTTTCTCATTTCCTCAGTCTCAACGCAGAACGGTATGAATGAGCAACTACGGAAGTAGCGATTGCAGGAGTGAGTGTACATAGGCGCATTCCACGGTGTGGTGTCATGCTTATCGAGTGTGGATAGGGTGTGATCTACCCATTGCGACCATGCGACGAAGTCTCCTGCGGACCTTGTCACTGGATAGCGTGTTGAGCCGTCGCCATAGAGCGAGGACTTGGGGACTGGTAGCTGTGTGCCCCATATGTGAGCTTCATCTATCTTCTCCTCCGTGATGGCACACATAGCGACGCAATAGCCAGTGACTTGTTGAGATGTATCGAACGAGTTGCTCCACACTGTGTCTATGCGAGCACCTGTCTTGTTCTCATGCACCTCTGGTGTCTTCTGTGTTTCTTTCATAGTGTCGAAGCACAGAGCATCAATTCGACCAACGAACCTGATTGGGTTGCGGGTGTCGAACTTGACTGTGACATCGAACGGAATTTCCACACCCACGTGGATGCCGTGGTACTTGTAGACTGGAATGAAGCGACCCAGTGGGTAGCGTTGCACATAGTTGATAGCTGCAGCTTCGAGGTTGGATTGAGTGCGTTTGGTGTCATTAGGACTATCATGGAAGCCCGATGTTTCGAGGATGTTGAGTGCCATTTGCATGCAGCGCGTTTCAGCGTCTTCAGAGACATTGGTGAAGTACTTCATCGCTTGTGTCCACCTATCCACACCGTAGAGAGTGAACGCATAGCTGCTGATGTCGTCTAGTAGTGCGTCAGAGCCATTGAAGTAGTGCTCAAGCATGTCAAAGAGGCGCACGCAAGCGAACACGTCATGCATTGCTCTGCCCGCCTCAAGGGGCATAGCTCGTTCAACACCGTGTTCGAAGCGCTTGCCGTGGTAGGCGTGAATGATGCCCCAACGTGGGCACATGTTGATTGCTGTGAGTGTGCTGTAGTCGACCCAGTCTAGTGCTGTGTCTGTTGTTGGCTCAACGGTGATAGTCATCAGTGGATGTCCTCTGATGCTTCGTTGTCAGGATGATGCTTGCGTTGTAGCTCAGCCCACTCGCGGCGCAGCTTGACACCAACAGTGGAGATGTCAGCTACGATGTCTGCCATCTTGTCGGTGAGAGTGATGATTTGCTTCATCTCTTGACGCAGCATCTCGTTGTCTTCAGCTAGGCGTTCAAGCATTATGGTGACGCCCTTCTCCAAGCCGTGAGCACGTAGTGTATGGCGCACATCGCGAGCGCGTTGGACATACTCGACCATCGTTATGTTCCTGTCTTGAATAGGTTGGTTGCTGTTAGTGGATCGTCGCATGAGAGGTCGTCAATGAGCTGTTGCGGTGTATAATGAGTATACACTGAGTTGTCGTTGCCCTGTCTGACGAGGAGTGTTTGCGTGCTGATTGCGTAGTTGATAGTACGACTGAACCAACGGAAGCCGACGTTACCTGTGCGATGGTCATGCCAGCCTCCTCGGGCATTGCGGCTGGCATGTAGTGCCATGAGGATGCGTGGCATGTCGAGGAGGATGCGACGTTGTGCTCTTATCTGGTATTCACGTCGCTTGGCTGCGAGTGTTGCCTTTCTGGCCTTACCAAGTGGGTATTCGGTAGGCATGTGGTGTAGTCCTCATGTTGGAGGAACGTTTGTGTATTGGAGCTGCATAGCTCGTAGATCGCGGACGAGTAGCTCGAAGCGTTCAAGCGCTTTGTCTGTTGCAGCAAGTGCGCGCTCTGCAGCAGTGATCTTGCGCTCCATTCTATCACGCTGTGAGATCAACGTTGTATGTACGCGAGCTTCGCCTGCTTGCTTGAGAGCTTTAGCAGCTTTCATACGACGCTCGCGCAGTTGGATGATGAACTGTTGCAGCTCGAGGTCTGTCATCTGCAGCAGTGATTTAGGTGTGACGACGTAGTCAGTAGACGCAGTTAGAGGCTGCGCAGCTAGTTGCTGCACAGCCCCTTTCGTCTTGAGCCTGACGACGTTTGTTGCCTGCTTGTCGTCGGGCGCATTCATCAAGCGACCTCTTGCTTCTTCACAAGCGGAATGGCTTTGATGATAGTTGCTGGAGTGGAGAGCTTCTCCACCTTCGCAATGCACTCATCGATGAGATCGACCTTGACGCCACGACGCACGAGTTCTGTGCGAAGCTCATCTACACTGACGCGTTTGGACGGCGTGTTGGCGTTGAACTCGATACGCCAATCTACGCCATCTGTATAATCAGTATACTTCTTCATGTACGACGTTGCACGAGAACGAACTAGACCAATGGTCAGTTCGTTGTTCTCCATGATATTTCCCTTCGCGTCGTCGTAGCGAGCGTTCGCATTGCTACGCAGTAACTCAGCAGTGTACAGCTCTGCTGCCATCTGGTCGACTGCATCTTGTGTAGTGCGCACACCTGAGAACCCTTTGATTGCTTCAGATGCACGTTGCTCGACTGATTTAGTAGCCATCTCTTTAGCTCCTCATTTGTTGTTACGACTGAAGTATTATAGCATAATAGCAGACAAATGCAAGGTCATGTTCTGGCTGCAGCTCCTTTCTTCTTGCGCGGTTTCAGTTGTGCGACATATGTATCTCCCCATTCCCAAGGTATATGCTTGTATAGCTGTCGTAGTCTGATGCGACGTATGACTGACGACTCTACAAACATGTTGTACTCAACACGCATGCGCTCTGAGATGTAGACAGAGGTTGTGCCTATCTCTAGCATCTGCATGATGCGCTTGACGTGTATCATCTTCATGCCCACGCGCTCACGTTGGAGCATGTCTTGTACGTTGTCGTGTTGAGTGCCGACCTTGAGGTGGTGTGGATTGCAGCACCAACAGTGGTCACACGAGTGTCTTATCACCTCAAAGTCACCTAGCTCGCGGCCGTAGTAGAGTTCGTAGACGACGCGATAGGTGTAGTAGTCGTCACCAGCTATAGTAACGCGCGGACGCCGCTCGCCGCGAGTACCAAGGTTGTGAGCACCTCTCCATTCCCAACACACGTTAGCGTCACCGTCATGCATGTTAATGCGACGAAACACATCGTGTTTCTCATTGCGTGCTTTTGGGCGGATGTGTGCCTTGAGCTTGCGCGGAAGACGCGGTCGTATGGCTGCAGGATCATCATTGTTTTGGTCGTCCTCTAGATCGTATTTGTACTTGTATTTGATGTTCTTCATACTTCTGGTTTCGACCATCTGTCTGTCTCATCCTGTTGTGTCTGTGTCATAGACGCGCTCCATGAGCAGAGCGACCTTATCAACGAGCGTGTTCTGCATCTCTCTGCAGTTGTCTTCGAGGTCTTTCGTCATGTGCAGCCATTCCTCATAGAGGGTGCCAACGAGGCGAGGCATTCCACCTTCAAAGAGGGAGCGAGAGATGTAGATGTGTTCGTCAATCATGTCGTACATCCCGAGCTTGGTCTCAGGCAGTTCGAGCACAAAGGTGATCTTGGATGTGTCTATAGACACGCCACTGTATTCAAGGATGGCACAAGCACGATGTAGCATTGCAGCTTCATGCTTGAGTAGTTTGATCTTCTTGAGCTGCTCACTGAGCGGCTTCTGGCGTGTATATGCGCGCAGTGCCCACAGTGGAAGCGGACGCTTGAACGTCATCAAGTGCTCGCATGCAGTGATGAACTGCTTGCTTGTATGAGAAGGCACACTGAAGTGAGCTTCGAAGTATTTGTCGTTGCTCACCTTCGGCAAGTACTTAATGAGGTCATCGAGCGACATGTGTTGTGCCCACAGCTCAACGAGCTGATGCTCGATGTACCATGTGTCCTTGATAGTACGATCCTCAGTCAGTGCAACAGTGGCGATGTAGTCGTATGTGAGGAATGACTCACGCGACAACTTGGTGCCAGTGTACATGCCTTTGTAGTAGACGACGTTGTCACTGTCCTTCTTCTTGTCGACTGCACGCAGTACACTGTCAGAGACAATCGCAGTGATGCTAGGATTGAGGAAGTACTTGTCACGGCCATTGTAGACCTCCTCAAACTCAGCACCTACGACGTAGACATAGACGTTGTGTTCGGCTTGCATCTCGTAGGCGTGAGTTGTGAAGTCATCAACGTACATCACACCACCGCTCTCATCGAGCGCATTGGTGTATAGCTCTCTGTATGCCTGCCACAGTGACCAGTTGTGGCCGAGGTGAGTGGTGTAGGGGAGTTCGAAGGTCTTAGTGGTCTCACCTTCTCTCTCAAGGTGACAAGAGATGAAGGAGTGCTTCTTACCGCGGAAGTCCTCTTCACCTATGCTGAAGGTGTATACGTCACCAGCAGAGACGATCTGCACATATTGAGCCTCACGCAGCAGGACTGCGAGAGCGTACTTGAAGCCTGTGCCGAAGAAGCCGATCTTCTTAGACTTGTCTCCCTCCTTCGCAGAGAGGCCAAGCATGGTGAAGGCACGATGATCGATGGTGCCGGGATTGTGGAAGCAGATTGCAGTTGTAGTCATAGCTCTATTCCTCATTGTTGTGTCGTGTTAATAGCATCAACGTCTACAGCGCCATGTTCGACCGTAGTTGACACGCTTCATGCCATGCCTACTACAGATATCACCTCTCCGCGCCGAAGGCGCGGCTGGG